TACAACATGACCCTCAATGCCAAAGACCATCGTGGTGCTTTGTACGACAAAAACAGACCCAAATCCTTTTCCCCTTTAAAGCAGATAGAACTTGGCATCCTAGATGGGACTGTGATTGTATTCTCAGATGCTCACTTCATACCTGGTCAACGAACAACAGCATTTAAAGGGCTTCTATGGGCTATCCAAGAGTTCAAACCCAAGGCAGTGATATGTAACGGGGATGCGTTTGATGGGGCTTCTATCTCTCGCCATGATGTAACTGACCAACCCCAAACTTCTGTCATCCAAGAGTTAAAAGCTACGCAAGGTGCGTTGGGTGAGATTGAAGAAGTAGCTAAAGCAGCGAGGCACAATGTAAAGCTACTGTTTACATGGGGCAATCACGATATTCGGTTTGGCAACAGATTAGCGCAACACGCACCACAGTTTAAGGAAGTTCAAGGGTTTAAGTTGACAGACCATATCCCAGATTGGGACTTCTGTTGGGCAGTATGGCCTACTGAGGAAGTCATCATTAAGCACCGATACAAGGGTGGGATTCACGCTACACACAACAATACTGTCAATGCGGGTGTGTCAATCGTTACTGGACACCTTCACAGCCTAAAAGTGACCCCTTTTAGCGACTACAACGGGATTCGGTATGGTGTAGATACAGGGACTTTGGCTGAGACTGATGGGCCACAATTTACTTATGCTGAGATAAACCCAAGCAATCACCGATCTGGCTTTGCTGTGCTGAATTTCTTTAATGGACAACTCTTATGGCCTGAGTTAGTCCACAAATTTGATGAAGACCAGATTCAGTTCAGGGGTGAGGTTGTTGATGTGGGGTCGTTTTGAGTGCCTGGTTAATCATTCTCACAGGGGCAATCTATGCCTATATTGCTGGTGAACAGCTATGGAAAGATAACCCACAAATGGCTATTGTCTATGCGGGTTACAGTTTCAGCAATGTAGGGCTTTACTTACTTGCTAAATAGAATCTTTCTGAAAAACTCCATTAGGCAATAGTGTGACTTTCCTTGAATGGAGTGGAAGCATAATAGCATCTAAAGGATTCCACCCGTAAGAAATCCTTGCTAATGCTGTTTTATATTTGAAATTTGTAATTCTACAAGCCTCTTTTAGACAAACTTTTTTACCATCAATTTCTAAAAAGATATTTGTCTTTCTATTTTGTTGTTGTTCAATACTAGTTGACCATTTACAGTTATCTGGGCTATATGGTTTTAAATTATCAATTCGATCTATAGTAGTATTAGGCGGTCTTTCACCCATATCTTCTAAGAAACAATCATACGATTTCCATCTATCAACAGGTGTTTTATCCTTGTATAAATAATAGCTTTTATGCTTAATATCAGTACATCGCTCCCACATGGATCGCCAAGAATTGTATGTTCTTGTCCTTATTCCACCATGTGTTCTATTAGCTTTATGTTTAGTCATCTAACTCTCCTTAAAGGCTCTTGGTACTTCTCAGGTGGTGGTGGCAGCATCTTCTCTGAAGGTGGAGTCCATCCAAACTTTCTCCAAATTGCCTGAACGTCTGAGCCTGAAGACCATTTAAAATCCTTGTTTGGCACAGAGGGATAACTGATCTTTGAATAAGGTGGTTTTTCTAACATTTTGTCGCCTTCATAATCCTTTGATTTCTGCCAAACTTTCCTCGTTTGACGCCTGTTACTTCAATAAATCCCTTGTCTAACAAGGCACGATACCTTGCTGTTATTGAGGAATATGGGTAGTTTGGGTACATCTCCAGTATCTCGTCTGAGATACACCCGTCTGGATGGCTCTTAATGGCCTCATAGACCAACTGTTCTAGCTTGGTGCTATCAACCCCTTGAGCCGCCTGATGGCTCGTTGTGGGGTCTTGGTTTCTGACCAGTTTAAACGCTGGCGTACCAAAGAATCTCTCCATTGATTCTTTTATGCCGTCAATGTAATTCATCATTCACTCCTATCGGGTGAGGGGAAAACTGCTCGTCCGCAAGCCTGAAAAAGTCTTTGCACAGCTCTCCCCTCGGGTTTATATTAACTCAAAAGGGCAGGTCGCTGTCTTCAAAACTTGCCTTCTTAGGGGCTTGTTTGGGTTGGTAATCATCTTTGGGTGATACTGCCAAGCCCATAAACTTGCCTGACTTTCCTTCCTTGACCCATGCTGATAGCCAGTAGTCCTTGCCATCAACAGTAATATTTCCCTTATAGTGAGGATGCTTATCGGTTTCCTTCTTATCGTTGGTAAAAAGGACACCACTATTATTCCTCTGCTCTGTTCGATTATTGTCCATGTAACACTCCTTTATATGAAGAAAATTCTTTGTGATGCAGATTGCACGCTTCCATTGCAACTAAATCTGCTAATTCACGATCTTTAAAGTAACCAATGTGCTTATCTTTTCCGTCTACTGTTAATCGCACCCTCCATCTTTGTTCACGTTTTGCCCATCCAACATTCTTCTGACCGCTAGTATTAGAAGACTTTAACTTCTGATTTTTTAGGTTTTCAGAATGTGTTGCAGCTCTTAAATTTTCAATCTTGTTGTTAGACTTATTCCCATCAATGTGATCCACTTCTGGTGGAAAATAACCATGATGAAACATAAAGATTAGTCTATGGGTCATGTAACCTTTGCCAAATAAACCTATCATTCTGTATCCATGATTATTTCGTCCAGCGATTTTTCCAGCAGGGTTTCGTTTGCCAATTTGATGCTTCCAAATAAGATTCCCATCTTCATAAAAGAAAGTTTCCTGTAACAACTTTTGGCAAATTTCCATTTAAAACTCCTTAGCCTTTTTTAACGCACTTCTTACTTTACTAGGAAGGAGTGTCCACAAGGCAATCTTTTGTTGATCGTCTAGGTTCTCTCCCTCCAACTTATCCCAAGCTGCCTTGGGGTCACCTTGCTCACAAGTGGCAATCAATTCAACTGCCATCTCTTGCAAGTACTGTATTTCCTCTTGAGGAATGTTATCCATTGCACCCTGAGTAGGCGTAATCACTACTGATCTACCCTCTTCTGGGAGGTCTTCACCCGCATAGATGTAGAGTCCCAAGCCATGCAGACTCAGAGCCTTTGTCATGCAACGCATTATGGCTGTGTTGACCGCAAAAGCATCAGGATTGGGGATGGCCTTGTTTCGGTAGTCCATCACAGGCAATTGGCAAGTCATTGGTTTGCCAAACATGGTAGCCGTAACGAACACCATTGCCGTACCATTGATTTCCATGAAACACTTGTCGCCAAACATCTCTACCTTGTAGGTGGCGGTAGGATCAGCTTTAAGAGCCTCTGCCCATGCCCAAGCCCATGATAGGTAGGTCAGGTTGTTTTTCTTCTCTGTGTGAGAATTGACATCTCTTTTAAGTAACATTTCTATTGACATATTAACTCCTTTGATTTTCATCTAACTCTTGTTGAATAATCTCTTTTTGTTGTTCAGGATATAAATCCTTGAACTCAATAAAGTCTGCTTCTTGGCAGCAAACTATCTTATTTCCCTTGATTGTCAAACAATAAGGGCAGTAGTGGATGTCTGAGAAATGTTCAGAATACTGTACAAATACTGATTTCATGTAAGACTCTCGAAAGCCATTTCCCACAGAACATCACCCGCCAGATCGGTGAGCTTGTTTAACTCATCTTCTGTTAGTGGCGTTCCATCTTCATAGCATCCACTTGAAAAGTAGGCATCACAGAAATCTGGATAATCTCCGCTAACCACTCCATCCACTTCTAGGTCAACGACCTTTTTTCCATTAAGAATCGGCATATTTACTCCTGTTAAACGTGGGTTACTGTTTGCCCACATCAATAATGTGCCACAGGTTTTACAGGAAATATCTAGGGATAAACCCTAATAGACAAGCATAAAAACAACAGTAGTATTCTGAGCATGAAAACTGAAATACTTGAAAAAAGATGCGCTGAAGCCTTGCTTGGGTACGCCCAAACAATGGCAGATGCTTATACAACCGAACCAGAGGACTTTGATGCGGCTGTAACAGCTTTGCTTGCCAGAACGCTAGAACTCCATCTAAACCGAACAATCAACCTGGAGAACCTTTACAAATGACCCAAGAATCTATCATCAAATGTCTCCAGAATGGATCGCTAACATCCTACGAAATGGAGAACTTAACTGGCATCCCAAGGACTTCCATTGTCGCTGCTTGTAAGAAAATGCTTCGTAAGAAGGAACTTACTGCCGAAAAGATTAAAAGTGGTCGCTCTTGGATACAAAAATACACCCTAGAACCACGCATGATTCAAGCCACAAAAGCCGCCAATGATGAGCCTTATGACAAGCTAAACCCGTTTGACATCAGGAATGCACAGGGTATTTTCACTAAAGCTGAGTATGCTGTGATGAACTCTCAAGCCCGTAGATTGCTTGGCAGACCACCAACAAACGAAATTACAAATAATCAATACATTTAAGTTTACAAAGTAGAATTAGTTTGATATTATGGAATCCAGCTAGGTACGAAGTCATGAGCGTACTGAAAAGAGTTATCCCTTCTCCTGCTGGCAATTCCTTTAAGGGTGTTTAAAAAGCGGCACACATTATGGCTAATCCATGGTTTAGGCTCTATTCAGAGTTTGCACACGATCCTAAAATTCAAATGCTTTCAGAGGCCATGCAAAGACGCTATGTCATGCTTATGTGCCTCCGATGTAGCGAAGTTCTTGAAACGTTACATGAAACAGAGATAGCGTTTCAACTTAGGTTATCCACAGAAGAATTGGATGAAACTAAGCAATTGTTTATCAGCAAGAATTTCATTGATAAACATTGGAATTTGCTTAATTGGGATAAACGTCAATTTATCTCAGACTCAAGCACCATGCGGGTTGCCAAGCATCGTAATAAAAAGAAACAGGCAAGTAACGCTGATGAAACGTTACAGAAACGCCCAAGTAACGCTATAGATACAGATACAGATACAGAACAGATACAGAAGAAAGTTAATAACAAGCGTGGCTCACGCCTCGCCCAAGATTGGTTTCTCAATAAATCAATGGGAGATTGGGCTACTCAGGAAAGACCAGACTTAGATGTTCGTCAGGTTGCTGAACAGTTCAAAGATTATTGGGTTGCCCAAGCGGGTCAAAAGGGTGTCAAGTTGGATTGGGATGCGACATGGAGAAATTGGGTTAGAAACACCAAAGCTGTTAAACCAAATCCCTATGACGTTGGGAGGCTCACAGTTCCATCAAAGAATGAGCCTAACCTTGCTCTGTTGAAAATAGAGGAAGACGCAAAAAAAGCCGCACCTATACCACTTGAAGTGTTGGCTAAGATGGCTCAAATCAGGGGCAGAGCATGAAAGTGTTGCCAATAAACAACTTTGAAGTTGAGCCTTGGTTGCTTGAAAAACACTATGCCAAGCGGATGCCACAAATAATGTTTGCGTTTGGGCTTTACAAAGATGACATTCTGGTTGGCGTGGTAACTTATGGGATTCCCGCATCACCACCACTTTGCATGGGAATCTGTGGGAAAGAATACTCAGACAAAGTTTTGGAGTTAAACCGAGTCTGTTTGTTGGACAATCACAAAAACGAAGCATCATTTCTTGTTGCGAACTCAATCAAGTTATTGCCAAAACCTATGATTGTGGTTTCGTTTGCCGACACAAGCAAAGGTCATGTGGGCTATGTTTATCAAGCCACCAATTTCCTTTACACGGGTTTATCAGCAAACCGAATTGATTGGACAATCAAAGGTCAAGAGCATAAACACGCTAAAACCATTGGTGATGGTCTGACATTGGCAGAGATAAAAGAACTTCATGGCGATGACTTTTACTATGTCGAGCGATCTAGGAAGCATCGTTACATCATCTTTCACGGGTCAAAGACTGACAAAAAAGTCATGCGATCTAAGCTGAAATATGAAGTTATGCCATATCCCAAAGGCGATTCTCAAAGATACGACTCTGGAACAACTGTAAAAACCCAACAACTTTTATTTGTATGAACTACTTTGAAGCAATGAGACTGTTAGACAAAGTTAAAGAGGGCGTACCATTTCCGATACACCTGATAAACAAAGCACTGGAGTTAACTGGTGACTTGGAGTAGAAGAAACATTCAAGGCGCAAGCGATAGAGTAATCCTAGAACAAGCAGAAGCCCGAGAGCTTTATAGGAACTGGGAAACATCAAAGAATCGTGACCTAATCAGGGCAAGACTTGAGAGGGCAGAGCGAATTTATGGCACT